ATGCAAGTCAAGTTGGTTTGGTTAAAGACTTGGGTTTAGAATATTTTGAAAATCCCAAAGAAAGATTACAATGGATCAAAGATCAAGCAGGGGCAATTAGTACAGGTTGGAAGGGTATAGATCACAAACTTTATGGTGGCCTGAACAGAGGAGAGATGACAATCTTTGCTGGTGGTTCTGGTGCAGGTAAAAGTTTGTTTTTACAAAATTTTGCAGTCAATTGGGCATTAGCAGGATTTAACGTTGTTTACATTAGTTTAGAGCTTAGTGAACAACTTATTAGTATGAGATTAGATAGTATGGTATCTGGTTATGGCACAAAAGAAGTGATGCGTAATATGGATGATGTAGATTTGAAAGTGCGTATGAAAGCCAAAGGTGCTGGTAAATTAAGAGTTAAACAAATGCCTAACGGTGTTAATGCAAATGATATCAGAGTATTTTTGCGAGAATATGAAATATCCTGTGGTGAGAAAGTAGATTGTTTACTTGTGGATTATTTGGATTTGATGATGCCTATTAGTGCAAAAGTAAGTGGCAGTGATTTGTTTATTAAGGACAAATATGTATCTGAAGAGTTGCGTAACCTAGCAGTAGAAAGAGACTTACTATTTGTAACGGCTTCACAGTTAAACAGAGGCGCAGTAGAAGAAATAGAATTTGATCATCATCATATAGCAGGTGGTATCAGTAAAATACAAACAGCAGATAATGTTGTAGGTATTTTTACAAGTAATGCTATGCGAGAAAAAGGTAGATATCAAATACAGTTTATGAAAACACGTTCTAGTAGTGGTGTAGGCACCAAAGTAGATTTAAGATTTGATCCTGATACACTTAGAATAGAAGATTTACAAGACGGAGATGAAGATGCTGATACAATCACAACTTCAAGCCTAGTAGATCAACTAAAACGTAGTAATACAATTAAAGCAGATGAGCCAGAACAGAAAGATACTATAGGCCAAGCGATGAACATGCGAGAGTTCCTGAAAAAGAATGATTTATAATGATAAATAGCATTATACATATTTTATGGAGACGACATGCGTAAAACTCGCAGTATATTAGAAGAACTAAATCAAATTTCTGTTGATAGAGATAGGAATCATGTGGTCTCAAATAGGGGAGAGCATGTCATCAATAGTGCTATTAATCTTATAGAACAGATTGAAACACATTATGATGAACAAACTGCTAAAGATCTTAAAAACAGATTAATTAACAGCATTAAAGCAAAAGATATTAAAAAATTCTCCCGAGGTATTGGTAAGGTTATCAAAGAATCACAAAGGGAAATTGACAATGCTAATAAATGAAATTGTAGTTAAAGAAAAAGACGTCAATTTACCTGGTAATCCTGTACCTATAAAACACGGTAAAGAAGTTACCTTAGGTAATGAAAAATTTGTTTATGATCTTAACAATAATATTTGGTTAAGAAAATCTGACGGACAAGCAATCCCTCAAAATAGCGAAGCACATATGGTTCTTATGGCAACACAAGGGTATGAACCAGATGGAGTAAACCAATTAAGTCCTGGAGCCTGGAAGACTGTCAAAGGTACTATTAATAATTTGATAGGAGGACCTCTTGGTGTTGCAAGTAGAGCTGATCCAAATGCATCACTCCTAGGAAAAATATCAGGTGTGATAGGTGATGGGTTACAAAGATTAATTAGAGGTCTTGGTAATAAAAGAAAAACACAAATTATTAATGTTGGCGACATGGTACAATGGAATGCTGAAAAAAATAATAAAAATATTAAAAAAGGTGACTTAGTACAAGGTCCTGTAATAGCAGTTGCAGGAGATTCTTATCCAGCAGGGATACCTTCAGAAGGCGGAGCAACAGAGGTACCGCAAGGAAAACTTTTAATCAAATCTAAAACAGGTGTGATATTTACAAAACCTATTGATCGTGTACAAAAAGTTCAGGGTTAAAAATGAAATTTGTCGAAATCTCAAATAGTTTCCTTAAGGAAATTATACTAGAAGCAGAAAATAAAAATACTCATTTAGAGCATTTGGAAGACAATATTTTTAACAAAGGATACCAAGGCGCCAAAGAAGCAATAAATTATTTGTTTAGTCTACATGAGATGCTAGAAGGAAGTTCCAAAACTCCAGTCAGCATGACAACAAAATGGGACGGTGCACCAGCCATTATTGCAGGCAAAGATCCTCAATCAGGAAAATTTTTTGTAGGCACCAAAGGTGTATTTGCACAAAAACCCAAATTAAATTTTACAGAAAAAGACATTGAGGAGAATCATCCTGCTGAAGAGTTACAAAATAAATTAAAACTTGCATTAAAAACTTTAAATAGTTTGAACTGGAATACAGTTGCTCAAGGAGATATGCTTTTTTCTAAAAGTGATTTGAAAACTGTAGATGTTGACGGGGAGGAATGTATTGTTTTTAAACCAAATACCATAGTGTATGCAGTACCCACAAACAGTGACCTAGCAAAAGAAATTTCTAGTGCAGAAATAGGAATTGTTTGGCATACAGAGTATGTAGGAGGGCCTACGTTAGCCGATACAACTGCTAAATTTGGTTTTGACAGTAGTGTACTTGGTAATAGTAATAAAGTTTGGCATAGAGATGCATTAATAAAAGATTTTAGTGGAACAGTGACACTTACACAAGAAGAAAGTGATAATATTATAAATTCTATAAAACAAGCAGATAGTTATTTAAAAAGTATAGATTCAGAAACATTTGCTTGGTTAGAAAAAGGTAATGATTTAATAGGTAAAGATTTCCTACAACAACTAAAGGCCCATGTAAATAATAATATTAGAGCAGGAGCATTTGATGAGCCCACTAAGTTTGCACAGGGGTTTGTACAAAAGTATATAGATTTTATGCAAAAGAAAATAGACGGTTATAAAACACAGGCTAAACAGGACGAAATGACAGAAAAATTAGTACAAGGTGTAAAGTTTATTAAAGAACACGTTCCTGGGATAGTGAGCGTATATGATCTGTATTTAAAGATAATACAATCTAAAGTAAACATAATTAAAAAGTTAGAAACAATTAGACAGTTACCTACATTTAAGGAAACTGAAAACGGATATGAAGTAACAGGCGAAGAAGGGTTTGTTGCAGTTGACAGAATAGGTAATGCATTAAAACTAGTAGATAGACTGGAGTTTAGCAGACTGAACTTCGGAACAGGAGCACCTGGAAAATGAGCATGCCAGAAAACAAATTTAATTTTAAACTAATTGATCAAGAAATATCTGAAGCAAGACTGTTTAGGACATCAAATAATTTTAGAAATTTAACAGGCAGAGAAGTAGCAAATTTATTATATTTAACAACACTATCTACATGGATGATGACTAAAGATAGTAAGCAGGAAAGTTTTGCAAGATCTTATTTAAAGCAATCTACTCAGTATGGCCCTTATATTTTATTCAGAAGTCATGCAACTGATTTATTTTTATTAGCATATCATGTTAATGATCCAGAAAATAAAAATATTAAATTAAAAAATAATATCGAAAGTAAAAGATTTTTAAAATCCCTACAATTTAATAATAGACAACATTGGTTAAATATGTCTAAGATTAGTAGTGGTAAAGATAGAAACAGTGAAATGTATTCTTTTTTTATGAGATTAGAATCACAACTCAAAATTAGCGACTCCAGATATAAAAAATGGAGAAGACTTGTTAGTGATTGGGGCAACTTAAAATATACAGCCAGACAATTAGTAGTTACATCTATACTTCAAGAATATAGACGAATTGCAAAAGGCAGTGAAATGGTAAGCCCATTGAGCACAATGACAAGATATAAAAAATATATTGTTACTGATAAGGAAAAACCAAGTACAGCAAAAAGAGTTGCCGGTGCAGTTGCTGGTGCGGCCGCAGGCAGGTATGCAGGTAAGAAGATTGCACAAAAAACAGGAAAAAATATTGATAAATATAAGAAGTACGGTACAGGTATTGGAGCAATAGCAGGATACTGGGCAAGTGGAAGGCAGAGACAAAAATGAACAAAATACAAAAAGATGCAATAGTAGATTCGTTTAATAAAAAATGGAAATACAGAAAAGACAAAGAACAATATGGTATGGCCGATGCATGGAAAATTATCTATTCTCCAAATGCAGAAGGTAAGTATGTAGGTGATTGCGAAGACTATGCTCTATCAATTCTTTACAGACTATGTGGTGAAAGCCATTTAAAAATGTGGTGGATGCTTATTACTCATCAAGCAGGTATCTGTTTAGTGGGTCCAAGTAAATGGAAAGTATCTCACGCAGTATTAAGATATAAAGGCGAGTATGTAGATAACTGGACTAAAAAGTTTGGCCCTAAATCTGCAATAGAAAAGAATCACACTTTCCATATTTTTTATGGATATGGTTGGGCATACTTCACTGCAATAAAAATGGTTATCAGTAAAATAGTAAGAACATTAAAAAAATGAAAATAAAAGAAATTATCAGAGAAGAAATAGATCAAGCAGAAGCAAGTCAGGTTTATCAATCTTTGATTGCTACAAATACTCCTATGGGAAGATTAACTGCATATTATTTTCAACAAACAAGAAATAGTGCTAAACATACTTCTATAGATAGTGCTCAGCAAGAAGCAGAAATTTTAGCAAAGGCGGCTCTTGATAAAATTAAAGATGACGATCTAGGAGTTGAAAAACTTAGCAAAGAAAAAATAGAGAAATACAAAAAATATAGTGATAAGTTTTATGGTAATCAGTATGTTAAAGTTGCAAGAGACCAATTACCTCAAGAATTACAAGCCTATTTGCCCATAATAGATCAAGGATTAGGTAAAGGATTTAGATCGGGTGTAAGTGTAGGTTCAAATTTATCTAAATTATTCGATCCTAGTAACATAAAATATTCTAGAAAAAGATAAATAAGTACATATAGAAGTTAAAAGACTTCATAAAGGAGAATAAAATGGCACAATCAGATAGAAGAGCGGCGGCGGCTGGTGAGTTTATTGGTAAAGACGTATTTTTAAAGTCATTCCAACAACAATCAGGAAACATTAGTGCTTCTGATTTAACACAATTAGTTAGTTCAGCTCAAAACTTAAACCTTTCAGTTCTTAAAGTTGGTAGTGTATCAGGTGATACAGTAAACTTAATTGTTGAAGGTGCTGATAATTTAGCAAACGGTGACATTGCAGGTTACGTGATCGGCGATACATCATTCTAAATTTAACAGAATATTAAAAATCCTCACTATGTGGGGATTTTTTTTGACTAAAAGTTGATAAATAAAAGTAAGAGAGCCAAACGGCTCAAAATACATAGGAGAATATAATGGCACAAGCAAATCCAAACGCGGCAGTTAGAGCAAGTAACGGTCTAGGTCCACGTACAGATATTTTAGAAGTTGATGACGTAACAGCAGTAACAGTTGAAGCGGCATGTTTAGAAGCACAAAACGAAGGTTTTGTAGTTGTAGGCGTTGAAGGTTTAACTTCAGGTTCACACATTGCACTACAAGGTGCAGGTGCAACACCATCTATTACAGGCGCAACATTAATCGCAACATTTGGTGGTTAATCAAACGTAACAACAAACGATAATATTTAATCCCCACTTTATGTGGGGATTTTTTTGACTTCAGAAAATTAAAAGTCGATAAATAGTAATATACAAGGAGACACACATGAGTTTAATAAGAAGTGGTGCAATGGGTAGTAGTGAAGTACTATCGAGTAATATAGAATACTACACATTGTTTACGACATTAAATATCACAAGAACAGGTGATTTTAATGACAATACACAGAAAGATTTTGAAAGCATAGTGCAAGTAATAGGATTAAGAGCACAACCAGTGGTTATGAATAATCCAGTTGCATTAAATGGTATAGGTGCAAATTTATTAGAAAATTACGGAGCACCAAGCCTTACAGGTGCAGGTTGGATTTTTAAATTTGCATTTGAAAGAGAAGGAGCTCATACTATAGATTTGCTTAAAGATGAATTGGACGGAATTGTATTAAATGATGGAACAATAGATACAAAAAGTTCAGTCAATATGGAATTTACTAAACAAGATTTATTATAGGATAAAAAATGCCTAAAAAGCCAAAAACAGAAATAGCAACTAAACCTTATGTTGAAAGCGGTAACATAGAGGCTCACATAATTGCTGACATGCTTCGTATAGAAAGCATTACCTCCGAATTAAGAGAATTTAAAGAAACTACAAAAGGAAGATTAGACAAATTAGAAAGTTGGATAATCGCTATTGTTGGTTTAACCTTCACAACCTTAATGACAACAGTAGTAGGACTGTTAATGAAAATATTATGAGAATAGACGAATTTACAGATGTAGAAATTACAGAAGGTAGAATGGTATGGCGCCGAATGGGAAATACTGTTAAACGTGCAGTTCGTTGTACATCTGGTAGACGTAAAGGAAGAGTTGTAGCAAATGCGGCCCAATGTAGTAAGCCAATAGATATGAAGAAAAGGCTTACATTAAAAAGAACAAAAGCAGGTATGGGTAGAAGATTAGCCTTTAAGGCAAGAAGAACTAAAAGAACTAATCCAGCATCTAAAAGATTAAAAACTTTAAATAAGCCAGTTAGAAGAAGATAATGAAATTTAAAGATGTAAGGACAATAGAATCTTTATTAAAAGAATACGGTATGACTTCAGGACCCTCTACATCTGTTGGAAATCAAAAGTCCGGAAGTATTGTAAACAAGCCTAGTTCTTCATCTTTGAAAAAACCAAGTACTTCTATAGTAAGAAAACCATCATCTAATAAAACAATACAACCTAAAGATTTATCTATGACTACATCTAAAGCAGGTGACTTAAAAAAAGATTTTGTCTTTCCTGATGAAAAGGGTAATGAATTAAAGATTGTTTCACCTGCAGGTAAAAGAACGTCACTACCTAACGATAAAGAAGATGTAGTTATCGCATTAGATAAAAATAATGAGCCTGTGGTTTTTGATAAAGATGCAGATGTATCTTACCCAGAAGTACAAGAAGGCAAATTAAAAAAATTAGCCAAAAAGAAAGGTAAAAAATTCCAAATTAGAAAACTTAAAGGAAAAATTAAAAAGTTATCCAAGAAAAGATTAAAAGAAGCAGATCCAAAACTTTTTGAAATAAATTTTAATAAAAAAGAAATTGCATCAGAAGCCTTAGATATGCCAGTAAAGTGTGGCTTTGAAGCAGAAACATTTTTTTATAGTGTAGATGGTTCAGGTTCTTCTGATGTAGATGATATGAGCATCAGTGATATCGAATACGAATATGGTGATTTACCAGATCAAGCATACGAAGATTATCAAGATTGGTTATATGATAAAGGACAATCAGAATATTTGGACGACTTAGTGAGTGATAAAGTCCAAGAAGTCAAAGAAGATGAAGAATGGTTGAACGACTTTATAGACAGCAGTAGTGGCCCAAGTTCAGAAGCAATCGAAATATACAAAAAAGATTTTGAAGAAGCAGACCCACAAGAATACGAAAACCGTGAGGAAGATGGTTGGGAATACATGAACTGGGTTAGAGAATATGTAGAAGAAGAATACGAAGACGAATATTTAGAATGGCTTGACCTTGCAGTCAGAGAAGAATATGATTTAAATGATGAGGCCAGAGAAGCCGCTGAAAGCGACTACAGTATGGAAGACTGGATATATGACACATACAGTTATATGAGCAGTTTCCTTGATGAGTATGGATACGACTATAGCAGAGGCGGAAGTGGTGTGTCAGATGTTGCTGATGAATTGTATAATGGTTGGATAAAACAACATAGTAGTTTTGATGAGTACCCAGAATCAGGAGATTACGGAGACACTTATACAACAACTTCATGGGCAGTAGAAACTGACAGCAGTATAGATCCCGATGAAGGTGCGGCCGCAGAATTAATATCACCAGTATATAGTTCTCCTAGAAAAATGCTGGAAGAAATGAGAAGTCTTTTTAACTGGAGCGAAGATAACTTCGGCACTAATAATACCACAGGTTTACATGTAACAATGAGTTGGAACGGATCTAGAGATGGAGATGCAGAATTAGGAGGACTAGAACCAAACAAATTAAAAATGGCATTGTTATTAGGTGACGAATACTTATT